TTCCTTTATACCTTAGTAACCATAACCCACCTAACAAACCTCCAGCTAAAAGTACAAATATAAGTATACCCGCTGTCCAATTTTGAACTGTTTCTACAAACGATGCCCATCTTTTTTCTTTTTCTTTCTGAGCCTCGTTCCTTCTTTTTCTAGCTTCTACGCAAAAAGCTATATAATCATTATGTAAACCCGGGCGACCTAGATATATCATCATTTGTTTTAATTCATTTTCTTTCTCTCGTATCTCCTCAAGAGCCATAAATTCTTCTAAGTCACTTTCATCTTTACCTGTAAAGTTTGACCATATACTATTCTTTTTCTTATTAGCATGTTTCTGTAGATTATCTTTAGCATCAGTAAAAGCGGCGATCTGTTTGCCAACTGAATGCAGTTCACGTCCGTTTTCTACCGCCTTTCGTATAACGGCATAGGCCGCGTTTGCTGCTGCAATATATTCTAACACAGTTCATCCTTAATTTTTCTTATCCATTTTGTTTTTCTTTGATCTTATAATCTGGTCTTTCAATGCGTCTGGTAATGTCTTCTGAGCTGCAGTTAACTCTGGTACTACCTTACCATCTTTATACATAATCTTTTTCTTTTTTACTTCACCACCATAGCCGTACATCTGTGTACCCATCTTCATTTTCTTTTTATCTTTCATCTTATAACCCGGCATTTGATCACCTCCTTCAATTTATTAAGGTTAGTATTATTGATAACAATCCCGCAATTACAGCACCAGCTGCACCAAGAAATACACGCTCAAGTCTAGAAAGACGAGATAAAATCATATTGTAACGTTCAGCACAAATCGCTTCGTGTTGTAACAGTTCATTATTTATCTCAGCTGTGGTCATACGTTTCCTACTCATTCTGCCCTTTCACCGCTTCTGTTTGGTCTATAACCGTAGGCGGTTTCTCATAAAGAGGTGGTTCGTCAACGACCACGCCTTCCTTTACAAACTCATCACCCCGTAAGAAATTTCCGTTTGGCATCATCACAAGAGGTGTTCTTTTAATTTCTTTAACCATCTACTTCTTGCCATCCTTTTGCACTTTCATCCCAAGTGTAAAATTTTCCATCATCTGGATGAGAAGATGGTGCTTCCCATAAATAACTTTCACTATTTAACGTCCATGAAGGGTAAGGCTGTGGTTGATAAAATCCTGTACCATCATAATGAAAGCCTACTCCTGCATAATTTTTTCTTAAAAGTGTTCCATCTTCAGAATGAACTCCACCCTTTGTATTATATGAAGTTTGAATCCATTCGCCCGGAGATATGTCTACTAAATTATCAATATATTCTTGATCAGCGACAATCACGCTTTCTACTATTCCGTTATTTACTTTTGCAAAATGTGCCATATTATATCTCCTTAAAGTGTGTATCTGACGATGACAACACCAGAGCTTCCATTACCACCAATAAAATTGTTCGCACCAGAACCACCACCACCAGAGCCTGTATTAGCATTAGGTGCATTAAACCCTGCTTGACTGTTACCCTGACCACCATTACCGCCAAGTGAAGAACCGCCGCCGCCGGGGCTGAAAGGATTGTGTGAACCGCCGCCACCGCCGCCACCACGAGTTACATTAGAACCAGTAATATTTGAGGAAACTCCTACTCCACCATCTCCAGCATTATATGCTGAACCATCGGCTGGAGCATCTTCACCAACACCACCAGCGCCACCGCCGCCGCCACCGCCGCCGTAGTTATTATTAGTGTAACCATTGTTTGTACCACCAGCATAACCTTGTCCAGATGTTCCAGCACCGCCAGCACTTGTGCCACCGCCGCCTGTTGCATCTAAAGCGCCTCCACCACCAGAGCCACCACTATTACCAGTATTGTTACCAGTTGCCATACTAGTTCCGCCACCGCCTCCTAGTGATGTAATTGTACCAAATACTGAATTACCTCCACTAGCACCTCTAAGGCCACCCATACTACTTAAAGTTGTGACACCAGCACCACCAGCACCAACTGTAACGGTTATATTTTGTGAAGCAGTAACAGCATAAGCCGATTCCGCTGAAGCGCCACCACCAGAAGATTGTCCAGATACATTTGTTCTATATCCACCAGCGCCACCGCCGCCACCGTGTTGGATTCCACCGCCAGCGCCACCGCCGAGAACTAGATACTCGACATTACCAGCATAACCGCCTGTCGCGAATGTTCCAGATGAATTAAATGTATGAATACGATAGCTTCCAGATGTTGTTATTGTTCCGCCTGAAGGGAGAGCCACAGCAGTTGTGTTTAGTACACCTGAAATAACGCCATCTGCGTTAGTAACTTTTAAAGAAACAGCATTACCTACAGTAACATTATTATACACAGCTGATGGCACTGTAACTGTAGCTGACGTATCGGAAGAAGCAGCTACCGTAACATTTGTATTTATAGAATCTGAAGTCTGCGTAAAATTAACTACTAAATTCGCACCAGACATAAAGCCTGTACCAGATAAAGTTAACGTACTTGCTACTCCGGCAAATATACTCCCTGAAACAGACGAAAGTGTAGCAACAACAGATGAAATTTTTATCCAGCTTGTTCCATTTGAAAAATATACAACGTCATCATCAGTATCATATCTAATATGACCCTCAGTAGCACTTGCTGTAGGTTGTTGTGCTGTAGTACCTTTTGGTAACCCGAAAGATCCAGTAGATGTAGGAGTATTATCTAGGTGTGCATTCTCAAACAATGCAGCGGTAGGTCTAAGTTCGATCCTATCACCGATTGAAAAAGCACGGGCTGATGTATTATCTTGTGCTCGTGTAACTGTCATAGAGTCAGTAGAACGAGCTGTAACTTTTATAATTTCAAGATTGTTGGATGTATCAACAAGAGTAGCAAAAAAGAAGTCGCCACTACTTAAAGCTGGAAATCTAGCACCTTGCCCAGAGTCAACAGTAACTGTGGTAGCAGAACTATTGATACCTGCTGAGAGAGTTCCGAACCCGTTATTTGTTACTTTAACTCCCATACCCTACTCCTCTAATCCGTTGGGTAATCATCTTTTACAGACTTAAGGGCTGTATAGAATGTTCCTGTTTTATCTAATGCCCCTGTGTCTATGTCGTGCCATAAATTATCTAGCTGTTCCGCTAACTCAGGGTAATTCATTTTTCTGTGGTCAACATATGTTGTTGTTACAACAGCTGCGGTATAAGTACCGTCTGCATATGTCATGCCCACCGTAGTGTCATCAGGACAATCAGCCCAGAAACACGAACTATGCACCTCAAACTCAGCGTCTGTTACATCGACTACTTTGTTATCGGATGTAGTTATAAGTGCTTTTTTCATATCATCCTCCTAACTATATTCATAAACCATTATTACACCTGCGCCACCATGCAGCCTATCAACATTGTTCGGGCTTTGACCTCCGCCACCACCAGAACCCATCTTACCATGTGTTGTATGATTGGTTGTGTTTGTGTGTTGAGAGCCTGCTTGCGTCCAGAATGACATACCCCCATGCACATCTTGTGCTGTATTGTGATTAAATACACCACCGCCACCCGGAATGTTTAGGTCACCGCCAGTAGCACCACCACCTGACGCACCATATTGACCACCTGCTCCACCTTGGCCACCTTCACCGCCAAAGCCAGAGCAATAAGACGCAAATGAAGATGTACCACCGTTGTTAGGGGTTCCGCCTTCACTACCTCTTACACCAGTACCGCCTGCACCGACAGTCCAAGAAACAGAAGACGCTACGCTTGTGATAAATTTAATGGCTGTGCCGCCACCGCCGCCTGCACCTCCGCGATAACTGCTGTCATCACTCCTTGCTCCGCCACCGCCTCCAGTGACATATACTAATACTGAGTTACAACCAGCTGGTCTTGTCCAAGTGCCTGTTGCTCCAGTCCTTTGGTCGAATTGAGCAGCTGCGTTACCTGAGCCGCTAATGGTAGCGTAGGGGCCTAAAACCTCCACGCCTATAAGCCTGCCTGCTGCATCAATACCTGTTAAGTTTGCACCAGACAGTGCTGGAAGTGTAGCAGGAAAACGAGCATCAGGTATCGTGCCACTAACTAAATTAGCAGCGTCTAGATTACTGATATTATCAACAAGACCTTGTGCCGTAACACGAAGTTCTATTCGATCACCACTAGCAAAAGCTCTAGCTGATGTACTTTCTTGTGCCCTTGTAGCAGTAAGAACGTCTGTACTTCTAGCTGTAACTTTTACAATTTCAAGGTTGTTAGAAGTGTCAATTAAAGTTGCATAGAAAAATTCACTGCCCGAAAGGGATGGAAAACGAGCACCGTGACCACTTGCAACTGTTATGCTAGTAGCGCTAGTAGATACACTAGAAGCTAAAGTAGAATGGGCATTATTTGCAAATTTGACACTCATATCTAACTCCTTAGTTTACCGTTACTGTCCAAGTTATACCTAATGTATCTGCAGCTGCTTTGTTAATAACTGAAAAAACAGTCCTGCATAATAGTGTACCACTTGAACTTGCGTTTAATATTCCAGCTTCTGTAATCGCTCCTGTGCCTGTTCCTGCTGCAAACGTTGCAACATAAGCTACATTGTTTGTACTTACAGTGGTAGACGTAAGTGCTACTCTACCTGCTTCAGAACCTAAAGCTGTATCTCCTGCAGCCGCTGCAGTACTACCAGTACCAATAGCCATATGAGTCATGGCCGTAGCGGACGCATCTTTCATCCTTGACGCTATGTAATTTTTTCCTGTTGTAACAACAAGATTAGGTATAATAACCTCATGTTTTACATGTCCGTCAGGTCGTGTAAGGGTAAGTTTTAATTCACCCGTAACCTCTATAGAATCATTTATCATGTATCCATCTCCTTTTAATGTGATCCAGCTCCCATCGGTGTTTCATTTAAGAAATGCCCGTTCACCCCATGAGAACCTGTTGTTGGTGAATCACTGGTATCAGTATATATAAAATTAACTAATAGTCCAGCGTTTACTAAATCACCGTAAGTTATTGTATCAGAGTTTACAACGGGTTGTCCAATTAAACCTGATGCTCCAATAACACCTGTAAAATCTTTAATTCCTGCACCATCAGTAGCAGTATCCCATATTACTGTGCTGTTTAGTAAACTGTCATCATTTGCTATCTGTGCAGAGTAGTCAATATTTCTAACTCTAAATCTATCCTGTGCAAATACTCTGTTATAAAACCTTATACCGTCTCTATTTTCACCACCAATATAATGGTCGTTAAGTATGCCAAACTCATTATTCATTAAGTACTGCGTATCAGCCACACGAGACGTTACATTACTATCACCTATATGATAACCTCTAACTTTACCTGTTTCTGCACCATCAAACACAGAAACTATAGTTGGGTAGAGATAATCAGACTCACCTAATATTAATTGCGTAGTCAAACTTTCTGTAGCATTTACAGCATCTGTAGGATTTAAGCCTATAGTAAATGGGCCAAAACTTTCTGCCATTGTAACACTGTCAGTCTTACCTGCTGGTGTAATGTTTTTAACTGGAGAATCAGCAACCGTTATAGAATCTGTTTTACCTGCTGGCGTCACAGTTTTTGCAGCAAGTTCTGCCATTGTTACAGAATCTGTTCTAGCTGTAGTTAAAGTCTTAACATCACTTTCAACAATAGTAAGAGTGTCAGATGGGTTCTTACCGATGTTAAAAGGGCCAATAGCTTGAGCCATTGTTATACTATCTGTAGTGATTTTATTTGGTTGTTTTACTGGAGAATCAGCAACTGTTATGGAATCTGTTTTACCTGCTGGAGTTACAGTCATCGCAGGAGCATCAGACATACTGACCGGATCTGGATCGACATCAGGATCAGATAAGTCAAAATCAATACTGGAATTTATTATTTTATTTGGTGTATCAACAACACTAACTGAATCAGTTTTAACTATATCAACAGCTAAAACAGGGGTGTCAGTTATAGTAAGCGTATCACCAGAAACTCGATCTACTTCAAGAATAGGAGTTGAGTCAGACACTGTTACAGTCTGATTTGCTAATGATCTTGTAGGTATAAGTTCAGTTGTAAAGCTAATACTAGTAGCAGGCGCAGCAGCGTATTTTAAATTAACAAAAGTATTAGAAGCTGATACACTATTTGCTACAATAGTAAGAGATAGTAAAGTTGTTGCAGCATATGTAAATTTTATATTGGCCATTAAAAGTTTGACCTCACTCTAAATCTTAATACATCATACACTGTTTGTAAGCTGCCATTTTGATCTACTACAATCTCTCCTTCATACTCACCAGCATCTACATCAAGAACATTATTAGCAAAATTAAATTGAACTTTACCATCTGATCCATCTGTAAGGTTAGTGCATGTTATAGTACTTAAAGTAGATGTACCACCGACTGCTCTAAATTTTACTTTTACTACTGTGCTAGCAGCAGATACATTCAAAGGTGCACTAGCAACATCATCCGTAAGCGTAATTATAATACTCGGAAGTTCGTCTCCTTTTACTAGTCTAATAACATCAGCCATAAATTACCTCACGCAAATCTTTGTGATTGCACCCGCATAGATGCTTTTGCTGCACCTAAGTTAGTTCTAGCTCTACGCTCAGATAACTTAAATGCAAACTGTTTAGCATGGTATGATGCTAACTCTCTATCACTCCATGTTCTATCAGGTAGCACTAAAAGATGTTGCAACGCTCCGTGCATTATAACATTTTCTAGTTCGTCTAAAAACTTTTTATCCATCTTTGTTGCTGTCCGTAATGGCTTTAAACATACAATCATCCTTACATCATACGTTTTACTATTATCTGGAATAGGAGCAACAGAAAAATTATCCGGATCTAACTGTGTTACATACATAGGCTCAGCTCTTTCATTAACAGATTGATCAGGCCACTTAGGATATATGTCGTATAGTTGTTCTATTGTTATTGGTTTCAATGATCGGCCATTTACAGTAGCAGTTAGAAACGCATGTATCTCTGCATCGTCTGGCCCTTCATAAGCATAATCATGTGCGCCGGGGACTAATCTTATCTTAGGCTGCTCATAACGCCACGCTAGAGTACGTTCACACGCCTCAATAGCGGCATCACGAACATATTGCTCTATGACAGGAGTAGGACACCCGGGTACACTTGGAGAAAGTCTATTAACAATATCGAGGAAGCTTCTAGTTGTATATGTAGGCATTAGGCAACATCCTCCTCAGCTAGTCCGCCTCGTTCTGTATCAGTAATAGCTCTGCTTTGTGCAGCAACTCCTAAAGCCTGAGTGAACGAAGTTTGGAATAATTGTGCTCTGTTAGAATTAACATGCTCGTTATCTACTGACTCTGCTATAAATATAGTTGCATCTATAACAACAGGGAAATAAGCATCGGGGAGTAAAGCAACTGTAGTTGTACCATCATATGTAGGAGGAGTCTGCGCGTACTCTCCAATTAATATTTGATCTGCAGGAGCTTTTGGATATATAAAAAATTTGTTTGCATTACGCACATGCCGCATAAAATTAATAGCAGCACCTGCTGTTGTATTCATCCAAGTCGGTAGAGACTGATCCAGTATCTCTCTATTCGTCTCAATAATACCATTACCACCTTTAACAGAATAAATTTCTAATAGTCGAATTGAATCTGCAGGCATTGACTGCACTACAGCATCTGTGGTGGTAGGGATGTCAGCAATAATAGCAAATAAATCTGGACGCAGAACAGCAATACGTTTTAACGCTTGGTTAGCAAAACCTAACAGAATGTCATCACTATATCTCTGAGGAGATAAAGTATCCTGTAAGATTCGCCTTACTTCTGTTACTACATCATTTAGTATCACTTCTTTTCAACCCATGCTTCGTTAATATCTGTTGTGCCTAAATCATCAGGTATGTAATGACCTTTATTATCTCTAGCCCTTACTAAACCTTTACTTGCTTCTTCTGCTAGCTCAGGTGGTGTCTCACCCTTTGGATTAGGAATATCTTTTTCAGCTGTCTCTACATTAACTTTAGCAGGACGACCTCTTTGTTTTTTAGTCATGTGCTTTTCAGGAAATGCTTCTTCTTCAGAAACTTCTTCAGTAAGTGGATTCTCAGCTAGGATTTCATTCCAACCATAAATCTCACCATCTTTAATGTTTCTGAGCCATCTTTTAGTTTCAGTCATTTAAGAACCTACCTTTCTTTGTGCTAAGTTATGTGACTCTGTAAACGTTTTACCTTGTTTCATTAACTTAGTCATATAAATTATATGTTTCTTAGTATGATGTTTAGAATGCTTTTGTAAAGTTTTCTTTTGTTTATCTGTTATTTCTTTTGTCATACTATGTAACTCTCTTTACTTTCTTCGAACTTTTCTTCTGAGCCAAACGAGAACGTTTTTCAGAAGCCGACAGTTCCGAGGCCGTCTTGGGGGTCTTGGATGAAACTCGCTTAGACGGGCGGCAATAAGGGTAAGCACGACTCTCTCCCTTTTGTCTTCCACACGGCTTGCCTGTTCTTACATCTACCCATTTTTCCTTAAACCATCTTTGTAGATTAGCACCAGCTTCTGTTTTTCTTACATTACCCATACTATTTCTTCTTCTTACTATTGCCCCAATTTGCTGCACCAACTTTTCTACACTTTGCCAAAGCCCCTGAAGCATATGCGCTAGGCCAAACTGTGTAGCGAGCTTTTACCTTATGGTAACAAGCATCTTTTTTTGATTTTACTTTTGGTGCTGCCATAATACTACCACTTCTTACACGACCAATAACGAGCAGTCATCTTAGATGGTGGTCGTGAATCACATCCATGTCTTGCTCTAAAACTCTTTCGCCTTCCCGGCTGATCTTTTTTAATAGTCATGTTAGCATCGCCAAATCGAATGATTTTTTCTTTACCATTCTGGCATGCTTTAACAACAAACTTCTTACCGCCCTGAACTTGACGTTTAGGTTTGTTACAAGCCATCTTAGACTTATCAATCGCCATAACTACTCCTGTATGAGTAGGGGGGCCTAAGCCCCCCTAGCCTTAACTTCTATGAACAATCAGCTACGAGTGCCCAAACTTTGATCTTTGCGGCATCAGTTACAGCACCTGTTACACCAATTAGCATATCAATAGTGTCTGCAGTCGCAAAATAGTGACCATTGTTATTGGCAATCAAAAGCGCACCGTTTGATTGAGTAGTGCCCGCTGCGTTAGCGTCACCACCATCAACGAAACCATCTACATCACCACCAGTTAGACCGATGTCAAATGTTGATGCTGCGCCTTCAGCAGTTATAGTAGTTGCTCCAACCGCCATCACTAGGGTGTTAGCTGGAATGTTTAGCACTTGGATAGAATCACCTGCCGCAAGTGCTGTAGCACCTGCTGTAACTCTAGCCGCTGTGATCTTAGCGAAGTCTAGTTCGACTTCCATTAGCCCGACTTTATTAATGCCTTTGGCAGGGTGTGCCGCAGAACCTTTAAGATAGCCGTGCGTGTCTGTGTATGCAGCCATGTTTGCCTCCTATTACAAGGTTACAATCATTGTGGCAAGAGCTTCAGGCTTAACGACTTGATAGCCGTAAACTTGAAGACCACGAATGATGTTTCCAAAGGTTGTTTCAGAACGAATAGTTTCCATATTTGTCATCTGTGATGCAAATGTGAATCCCATTGAATGTCCACCAAGTACGCTAAACTCACTACCACTTTTTACAAGGTTGTGAGAAACATAAACAGTGAAACGGTCAATCGTACCTAGACGGCCATTTCTCAATGGTGTGTTTCCATCACCAGTGATAGACGCATCTTTAAGGTCTGATTGCTTGATTAGACCAGCCATCTTAGCAGGGATCACCAAAAAGCGACCACTCTCAGGACAGTTAGCTTCGTCAAGGACTGTTCCCATGTCAACGATTTTACCAATTACATTTGAAGTGGTAAGCGCTTCAGGAGTACCTGCTACACCAAGATCAATGTCACCAGAAATTGCTCCAGCTGACGTTCCTTTGTTTGATGCAGATACACCAGTCAATACATCAGCCAAAACCCTTTGGTCAATTTTGATCTTCATACGCTCGGAAGCGTCTTTAGACCACATGTCCATTAGATTCATGTCTGTCTGTACTTGGTCAACATCGTCTTCAACACAAGCAAAATACTCACCCTTGTCAATAACGAGTTGTAGTTTAGCCTTGTCAGGATTTTCTACGGATAGAGTTTGACCCTTGACATAGGTTTGGATAGTGATCTCAGGAGTGGTTCGGATATTAACCGTATCACCCATATTTTTGATTTCACCTTCATAGTCAGTATTTGAGATTGCTGCGAGCACTGTAGCATCGTAGAAATTCTCAATTAGTTTTCCCGACCAGATTTCAGGAATGAAATTTCCTGTGTAAGCTGGGCCGCCGGGGGATGTTGCAAAAGCCATAATGACCTCCTTCTAGTTAAGTTAATTACGCAACGTTAATACGACCTTCTTGCTGTGCAGCAAAAATATCGCGTTCGACTCGACCGCGCTCATCATCTCTTCCTTTAAATTTACCCTTTCTAACATCAGAGTAAAACTCTTTGATGTCTTCTTGAGTATATGTTCGGGATTGTCCAGATGCTTTTACTCCGTTGTTTCTACTTCGTCCCGGAGCAACTTGTTTCTGTAACTGAGATTGTTGATTTGAACGGTCAACTTGAGCAGTGCTTGTCCTACCATTTGCCCCTTCCCATGTTCTAAAAAAGCTGACTACCCTATTTGCATCTAGATTTCGCTGTGCGTCTTCTAAATACGTTTGGCGATTAATACCAGTTAGGGGGTCAATCTCTAACAACCAAGACTGAAAGTCTGGATCATTATTAGTATCACTCCAATTTGGTACTTCGTTAGCAATAGCATTCCAAAAAGTTTGCTCGTTAGACTTATTCTGTTGTGCTTGTACCTGATGAACTTGCGGTACAACACTTTGAATTTGTCCAAGTTGTTGTCTCAACTGTGCGATCTCTTGTGAAACTTCTTCACGAGCTGCCTTTCTCATAACAGCTATTGATTCGCCGTACTCTTTTTCATCATCCTCTGTAATTAATTTTTCAGATGGAACTGATGATTGTTGAGTAGCTGCTTTATCAACTGTACTGAGTAAGTTTTCTAGTTGAGAAACTCGGGAGTTAAGGTCTCTGTTCTCCGAAGTTAAACGGGGAACATCAGCATTATACATCCCTTGCAACGATTTGTATTTCTGTTGCCAGTCTGCTTGTTTCGGTTCTTGGTCGCCTGACTCCGTTTGCTCTTCTGGCTCAGACTGAGGTGCTTGTTCCGTTACACTGTCGGAAGTTGTAGGCTCTTCTACATCATTAACAGGCGCATCATTAGAGACCTCGGCAGATACTGCCTGTGCTTCTTCTGTTGTTCCGTTAATTTGTTTATACAACTCTTGTACTTCCTCTGATTGCTTTTGAACTTGCTTTGGTATTGACATAATCGCTCCTATCGGTGTGCGTGATTAACAGCTGTCATTGTGACTTTGCTGAAATAGTTTCAGGGGACTGTTCTATAACTTTCGTTACTTCTGACAAAACCTGACACCGCCCCTGTGCAAGCGCTGTGTTTTGTAAGACACTTGGTAGCTTCGATAACTCGTGATCACGCCACTCCTTCAACCACTCTACGATCTCAGGATATGAACGACACACTGTCGCTAACGATTTAATAACCTCTGGCTTTGGATTAATCATCCAGCACCTCCAGTATCTCGGTTACTAACTGTGTTGCCATCCATTCCTCCTTTAGGGGAGCCGTCCGGTTGAGTTGGTGTTGGCTGCTGCGATTCTTGCATCGCTTGCATTTGTGCCTTCACTTTATCTTGGAACTTCTCTTTTTCCCTAGATGGAACAATGTCATCCACAGGCATTTGCAAACCTTTAGCTATCTCGCGAAGAATCGCGGCACGGCCTTCCTTACCAACTATTTCCATATCGACTTCGTTGGCGGTTGCATTAAGAAACTCTATACGGCGAACATTTACAGTTTCTTTAACTGCAAGATTAACTGCACCTTTTGGTACAATATTTACATCGCCTTTAATTGATTCATCCTCATCATACCTCATATTATAAACAAACTGTCTATATACAACAGGTTTAATGATCTCATTATCTATGTGCATAACTACTTGACGTATGCCTTTACCAGCTGCGCCCATTAACATAGACAAGCCAGAAGATGTTCTGCCAGCGCCTTGAACATTCAAGTCACCATAAACATACGATGGTATACCTGAATGATCGTCAGCTAGCTTGGAGAATTTGTCATAAACACCTAATAGTGTATTCGCATTATCATCCGGTTGTGTAAACCTAACAGCAGGTGCACTAGAACCTAACGGGTCGTTCGTGACTTGCCAGATTTTCCACGGGTGGAGCTGCGTGATGTCTTCGTTTGGAGGGATTCTTTCGAGATTAACCTCGACTTGTGGGCCACTCGATATTCCCATATTGTTGACCAAAGCTCTCGCAGCCGCATTACAAATGTTTTGCAAGTCTTCAATAATTTCTGGTATACCTTTACCCCAAAACGCGCCGGGGCATTTAATAAATGAAGTTTTAGCATATGGTTTTTCTCCTAACGGGTCGTAATTTAATACTGCTTTAATGATGTAGTTACCTACGGCCCAAACGTTAGCATCATATTCCTGCGCTTCATCAGGTATCTCTTCTTCAGTAAGCCCCCACTCTTTTAACATCTTACCACTTACTTTACCCCAAAACTCTAAGGCATCGTATGTTGTAGTAGGTTTGTTAAAAGTATGAAACTTTCTTTCTTCATTCTCTTTAGTAAGTTCTACATCTTCACTAAACCAAGATGTACCACTTCCTATATCAAGAATTTCCCTGATAGCGTCTTCGTCATAACCCGGAACACCTATAAGGTCTGCGAGTTCTGAACGACTTAACGGATGATGCTGAAACAAATAACCATCATTTAGATTAGTTAAACCCGGTTCAGGATATATTCTAAATGGATCAACACGCTCAAACTCCGGAGCAATAATCTCATCTGCTTCTACAGTAGTTCTACCATTTTCATATTTCCAACCAAGTTTTCTTTGCCTACGAACCACGGGGCCTTTGATAAAACCACATGGGTATGTAACCAAATCTGTAACAAACTCGTTAAACGATTCACCCCAGCCGCCTTGTGCGAACTGATCTTTAATTTTTATAGTCATCTTCTTGGCTCTGTTGTCTGCGCCTTGCAACAACTTAAAACGGTAATCTTGTGTTACCATTTCTTTTAATTCTATCATCTCCTCTTGAGTAGGTGCTTGCCCGTTCATCTCAACAATCTTTACAACTTGCTCAGCAAACGAAGTCTCTATCTCTGAAGTCTGCTGTGGAGATAACTCTGGGATAGGTGTAGGCTCTAACCCCCAAGGAGGTGAACCTTGATCAAGAAGTATATCACGCAACCAACTTTCTGCTGCACGACACTTTACTTCTGTAATCATCATAAAAACATCAGACCCACCTTGAGCACTAATGTGAGCTAACTTATCTGATTCATATTCTCCGTTTCTTTGACGGAGTGCTTTAAGCATAATATTCTCGATAGGTTTCTTTGCCTGCCTTGCTGCGTCCCAACAAGTTCGTAGGTGGTCACTAAGTCCTAGGATAAGAGGCTGATTCTGCCTCTCCTGAATTTGTTTTTTAAGAAGAGCTTCTTCTTGTCTAACTAACTCTTCGTTGCCTACAACTTGTAATACCATATTATACCATGTCCTTCATGTCTTCTTCGGTATCTTTATCATTTTTGTTTGTATATACTTTACCACCTGATCCATACTTTACAACTGCGCCCATATCTTTTACTTCAATAGGCCCACCTGATTGCATCATCTCTATAGTCATTTCACTAGCCATTCCGCTAGTATCCATCTTTGGATTGTCTGAATAAATGATGGATTTTTTACTGCCACATTTACCTTTCATAAGCAACCTCCAGTAAGTTTACATTAAATATACATGGGAACAAGTATATATGCAAGTTTTTTAATTGCAAGAAAAACCCACCTGCCGAAAGGAAGACAGGTGGGTACAAAGGTAACATAGTTGGAAGGTAACTACGAAGGTAGTGTATCAAGTCCATCCTCCTGCCGCAACCCTTTTTATTTCTCGCTTCTGAATAATGTATCCACCCTCACCAGCAGAACCAACATGCAGCATAAGATACTGCAACGCTTCCGCTACATGAGAATGTTTATTCTTGTGTATATTACCGTTCTTATGGTGAAATCTATACCCTCCCATCATTGCTGCTTTCAACTGCGTGCAACTAGGGTCAAGCACAAAAGCTGAATCCCCATCGACTTGCCTCATAAGGAAGTCGTCTACCGCAGATAGTCTCGCAGATATGGTGTTGGTCTTAGCGGGGAGAACTCTAAAACCTTCAGCCTTGATAATATCCACGGCAGACCTCTCGTCAGTTTGTGCTCTTTGCACTCCTGCTGGATCGGTAATAATTAAAATTGGTGCGCCCGAGAACCTCTCGGTTAGCATCGGGCGCAGAATGGTGCGGACGAATCGTTGAATGCCCATGTCAAATGACACAGCTTCTGCAAGTATCAAGACTCGCCCGCGAGGATCTTGTTGCCCTATTACTGCCGCTGGTGTCAAGCCTAAATCTATACCTACGACAATAGGCCGTACCCCATTTATAATAGGACGTAACCTCTGACTACCCATGTGATAGTCTGGTCTAAAGTATTTATATACAGGCTGGCCTGCAGAACTTAGTCCATACTCTCCGTCTATATATACGCGAGTGTATTCTTCTGACCTACCCTGTACGTCATAATAGCCTTCGGGCAGATTTTCAACATTTTCTGCCAAGGAGCTTCTACCCGAAGGTTGTTTGAATACATCCCACCCATTATCATTCGGGCTGACTCCATCTTTAGAATCTAAACCTTCCATCTGATAATACCACCAAGTATCCATAGTCGGAGGATTTGTATCCCCCCACATCCCAAACCATGAAGGGCCACCATCTTTAGCTGATGGGAAACGGCCAATACGTTTTGACATCGCATCAACAATGTCAGGGTTGATATCCCTGCACTCGTTGAACCATGCAAACGTTAATTCTAATGAGTTCAAGTTTGCTACATCGTCAGAGTCATCAAGAGCACGAAACATAATCTCACACTCTACATCTCCAACCTTGAAGAAAAATGTTTTGGTAGTACGCATGTAGTCTCCGCATATCCCGGGCGGAAACCAATCGTGAAAAGTTTTAATAGTAGTATCTTGTAACTGTCTTGCAGTCTCACGAACAATCGCTACTCGTGATTTACGAATCCCTTGCTTATTATGTTTCTGAGTTGATGCCCGTCTGATAACCTCAAAGCAACTTGCGACTGACTTACCCGAACCAACTGGCCCCATAAGCACACGCATCTTTGCATCTGATTGCATAAACTCCCTACATACTTTACTAGGTGTATAGTCTATATCCATTTAGCCCCAAGACCCTTGTCTGTTTGTAAATGATTCATCAAACCAACCCATGTCTCCACAATGTTTGCACCAAGAGATGTCCACAAGTTTGTCCCCGCATCTATCACAGTTCCCATGATCTATCCACAAGTTATCCACAAGTAATACATAATACACTGTGGATGGTTTTCTTAAAATTTTTGTTTTGTATGTTACTTCTAACCTAGTTAGTTCTGCTGTCAAAGCATCATGCTCTGCTATGTCAGTCAGCTTACAAGCTTTCGTACCTTCGTAGACCGTGTCGAACTTATCAAGAAGCGCCGAGGACAGTTTGTGCGTCATCGGGTTCTGCATCAATGATAGTTGCTCCGTGCTGTTGGTCTCCGAGGTTAATTGTAATTTTAACTCCACCTGATCCTCCTTCTGCCAGAACATCATTCTTAGGTTCTAGCCCGCCCCACTTAACGGTTGATTTAATTAGATCGGCTTTTACTGCAGCTGATACATCAGGACTGTGTATCAAAGTCCAAGACGTTGTCAGGAGTTCTTCTGCCTGAGCACGCGCTTTAACCTTGAACGTCATTCCCTTATCACGAATATCCGTGCGGTAAGATTCAACCTTCTTTAAAAAAACCTGATCTTTATTGTAAGTGATTATATCCTCAGCTTTGATTGCATGTCTTTCAATGACTTCATCCAAAGACTCGCCGCTGCCCTCTAACATAAGAGCAACATCAAAAGCTAAACGGTCTGACCACTTAGTATGTTTTAGCGGTAACGTATCCATGAAGTAATCATACCGGAAACAAAAAGTCTGTCAAGCAGTAAACTTTACACGTTGGTTTTTTGGCTCTTGTTATGTGAGGTTTACTTATATGGGGGGGTGGGGTCGGCGTGCAGTCCATGTGCCCCCCCTTTCGCCTTTTTGTATGTTGTCTGTAGGCTATGATTATAGAGCCTCTGAAACCCTTACTGAGCCTCATACTTGACAAACGTGTATAGTTATGCTTTAATTTAATCATCGGCAAACAAGCTGATTGGCATAACCCGTGTACTAGCCATGCACACATTTACGGAGGTGTTTACATGAGTAAACTCTTTAGAGGTAATGTATCTATTGTCACTGGTTTTGACAAGTCTGGTACTGAAGACATCCGCCTTAAAAAGGATGTTGAAGGCGCTTTCAATTCAGAGAATGCTACTGAGTTGTTGGTTAAGGCTAACGAATTGAGCAAGAAGCATAAGCTTCCACTCAATACATGGTCGTTCTACTTCCCTATCAAGGCGAAGAA